AACTTGCTTGCGTTCGCATTTGCGGTGAAGCCGGTACCCGACGTGCTGTCGAACAGCTTCTCGCCGCTGCTCGAGCCTGCTATCGCGTCCAGAGCGCCAACACCAAATGCGGCGCTGATGCCCGACGTCGCGAGCACGGTGCCCGATGCGTTCTTTGTGCGCACGGCAATGCGCCGCTTCGGGCCCGCCGGGATGCTGACACCCTGCGGGAACGAGACTGCGCCATTGCTGAACGTGGCACCCGGGATCGCCGTCCACGCGTGGGTGACGGTGGTGCCGTCCAGGGCGTACAGCTGCCGCTCGATCGACGCCGGCGTGGTGTTCGCGTAGCTGCACGTCGGATACACAACCCCGGCCGCGCCGATGCGCTGCGTGACGCGCTCGGCGTCCACGGTGACGCTGACGGCGTCAACAGGCTGTGGCGGGTTCTCGCCGGTAAATCCGTAGGCCGGATCCGCGACGATGGTCGGCGAACCGGTCACGCTGAACGGCAGCTTGTTCGACCCGGTGTCCGTCAGGCCTGCCGCGTCCTTCAGCGACACCTCGAATATCGGGGCGTGGCCCATCTGGGCCAGCGTCATGCCGTAGGCGAGCTTGGCGATATCGAATGTGGTGAGCGCCACGCCGTGGACGCGGCCAACACGACCGTGCGCCTGGTTGGACATGCGGCTAGCCAGCGCATCTCCACGCGCGCCGATGAACAGGCCGGCGCCGTCCTGGCTGCCTGATATCGCAAAGGTTCCCTCGACCGTGACAGCCGAGCCGTCCACCGGCGCCGCTGACAGCGCCGGGCAGCGGTACAGGGTCAAGGTGCCGCCGGAGCGGACCTTGACGAATACATAAGCTTGGTTGAACGTCGTCGTGTTCGCAGAGGCGAACGCGAGCGATGCGCCGACATACAGGCCAATTTTGTTCTGGTTTGCACTGGTAGCATCCGCCGAGGAGAACTGCACCAGGTGCATGGTGCCGCCAACAAAGGCGCCGGTCGACAGCAGGTATTGCGGGTTCGACCCGGTGCGCGCGCCGACAATGGCGACGTCGTTGTATTCGGACCAGTTACCATCCGGGTACGTCAGCAGCGCATTATCCGGCGTGCTGATGTACTGGTTCGGGGATGCCGTAGCGTCGAGCTTGTACATTCTTTTTCTCCGCTCCGTCGATCCTTAGAAACTTCATTTGCCCGCGGCGCTCGTACTGCACCGTGGTCACTCCGCGCTCACGGAGCATGGCCAGGGCCGCGTCGTACGTGGCGCGGTCGATCTCGCCGACGGCGCCGTGCAAGTACACGACCGTGTCCGAGAGGTGGCTGACCGTCATGAGCCCGAGATACGGCCGGCGCTCCTCGTAGCCGCCCGGCGCGTCATACACGCGGATGGTCGAGACTTCGGGGGTCATATGCAGGTGGGTCATGGCGGTCTGCTCGCGGAATTACTTCGCGAGCGCCTGCGACTTGGCGTAAGCGACGGCTGCTGTATCGGTATCAACGACACCCTCCAGCGACTTCACCTGGGCCTGGTCGATCTCGACAACGTCGTTGCACTTGCCGTGCACGCAATCGATCAGGACGCGCGCTTCCACTTTTTTGGCTTCTGCCATGTTCATTTCTCCTGTTGTGGCGGCCGGCATCAGGCCGGCCGCCGGTTTCGATTAGGTCGCGCTGTTCTGGAAGACCTTGACGGCCGCCGTTTCCAGCAGGTTGCCGCCCGAGCGGGTCCAGCCGCAGAAACCGACCTGTCCTTTCAGGGCGAAGGCCGAGTCGTCGAAGCGGCGCATGGTGGTGCTGTTCTGCACGTCGCGGATGGTGTATTGCGAGAAGTCCCCGAAGGCCAGCGACTTGGCGTTAGCGGCCATCGGCGCCACGTCATCGTTGATGGTGACCGCGTGACCATTCAGCAGATCCGGAGCGTCGGCGGTAATCGCTGGGGTCCAGATTGGACGGCCGGTGGTGTCCTTCAGCTTGCTGATGGTGGCAACGCTCAGGTCGTTCATCATGTAGCGCGCGCGGGTGCGGTAAGCACGGTTGACCGAGTGCTTCAGGTCGATCGTGTCGTCGTAGGTGACGATCGTGGTCTGGCCAGTGGCGCCGACCTTGCCCACGCCAGCACGCGTAATCACGCCGAACGGCTGGTTCGTGCCGGTGCCCACGGTGTTGTGGCGGTTTTGGACGCGCGCGATGCGCATGGCGATACGCGCGATGACCAGCGCGATGACGTCGATCGCGCTATCCTGGATCAGCTCGAGCGGCAGTGCGATCTGCTTCGACGAATACTTGTAGACCGGCAGGGCCACAGTGCCGAAGTCGATGTCGAGCGAACCTGCGCCAGCGTTTTCTGCGACGATTTCACCTTCTTCGCCAGTGCCGTCCGAAGTCGGGAAATTCAGCGCGTTACCGCTGACCGTGGTCAGGATCGTGGCCACTTCACGCATGCCACCGAAGGCTTTCAGCTTTTCGATGACCATCGTTGCGATTTCAGCCGGCACGGTGAAGCCGCCCTCGGCGCCGGTGCCAGTCGACATCGCGTTGCGAATTTGGACGGCTTGCTCATTGCTCACGTTCTGACCGTGACGCAGGTACAGAGCGATGCCTACCAGGGCGTCGACCGGCACATCGTTATCCTTCTTCGGCGCGGCGTTCTGGAAATACTTGTCTGCCTCCAGCTCGCGCATCGTTTCGAGGTTCTTGATCTGCGCCTTGGTAGCATTGATCTCGTTCGTGAAGCCATCGAACTTGGCCTGGTCTTCGGGCGACCAGACCTGATCACCTTTCTCGGCGAGCAGGTGGTTAGCTTGGGTTGCGAGGTTGGCAATCTTCTCGCGCAGTTGCTGGATGGTGACCATGTGGATCCTTCAAATAGAAAAGGGAGCCTCTTGGGCTCCCTGATACGAGGTAAAACGACCTCGGGCGGACTTGCGCGAGAAGCGCTATGCAGCGATGGCCAGTGCCAGGCGGTTCGCGTTCATCTGCGACGCGCGCGGACCGGTTGGCTCGGGCGGAGGTGGGGTGATTGGCTCAGGCTCGACCGTGATGGTCGGCGCGGCCGGATTTGAAGTTGGAGTTGGAGCTGGCGCGGAGGCGCGCGGGGCGGCGACATTTGCAGGCGCTTTGGAATAGGCGGCAAGGTTCCAGACGTTTTCGGCCTTGGCCTTTTCTGCCGGCGCCTGCGCGAGGCGGTCAACGAAGCCGTTCTCGATCGCCTCGGCAGCGCTGAACCAGGTCTCCGCTTCCATCCAGGCGACGATGTCGGCCTCGGGCTTTCCAGTCTTCGCGACATAGTCGGCGATGATTGAGCCCTCGACTTTCTGCAGGAGGTCCGCGACTTCGCGCAGTTCCCCCTTGTCGCCCCACGCCATGCAGCTGGCGTTGTGGATCATGAAGAACGCACCATCGGACATCTCGACCTCATTGCAGGCCAGCGCGATGCCGGTCGCCGCGCTCGCGCACAGGCTGTCGATGTGGGCGATGGTCTTGCCCTGGAAGCGCGCGATGGCGGCCATAATGGCGCGGCCTTCGAACACGTCACCGCCAGGGCTGTTGATGTAGACGTGCAGCTCTTCGGCGCCGGCTGCCTGGGTGACAGCTTCGATCACGCTGGTAGCGCTCACGCCCCAGTACGCGTCGATGATGTCGTAAATGTAGAGCGACGCCGAGGAGGCGTTGCGCACCAGGTTGACCGGCGCTTTCGTGCGCGCCGCGTTGTCACGGTACAGCTGGAGGATCTTGCTCATCGGCTTACTTGCCTTCTGGTTGCGGTTGATCGGCCTTCACGCCGGGGTCGCGCGGCGCGCGGTAGATTTCGTCGCCGCCCTCGATCGGTGGCAGCCGACGGCTGCGCCGCACTTCATTGATCGACTGCCAGCCATCCCCGCCGCCGGGACCGCCGAGCGATGCGCGGTCAGCTTCGGCCTGGGCCTTGATGTCGCCGGCGTACAGTGCCTCGCGGTGGAATTCCAGGAAGCGGTGGTTGTTTCGCGGGTAGAGCTTGCGGTTCAGCTCCTGCTCAATCTTCCGCAGCCAGGTTTGCAGCGTGTACTGCACGAAGGCACGGCCGATCGATTCCAGGCCGGTGCCCCAGCTCGTAGAGCCGGTCGACTCGTTGATCATGAAGCCCGGAACACCGAATGCGCGGGAGATGTCCATTACCTGGAACTTGCGGGCTTCAAGCAGCTGGGCATCTTCGGCTGAGAGACTCAGCTCCTTCGCCGTCACCCCTTCGGTCAGCACCAGCGGAAGCCGGTGTGCATTCGCCAGCCCGGAGTAACGGCTATTGAATGCGTGCTGCAAGGCGGTGATTTGGTCTTCGCCCATCTTTGCGGCTGCCTGTAGCACGATCGATGGATGAGCGCCGTTCTCGAAGAACTTACCGCTGTACTCGTCCATAGCCAGCGCACTTCCGATCGCGCTCCGCGCGCCGAACTGGATCACCGACATCGACCGCATGGTCGAATCGTCGAAGCCCAGCCCTGGGAAATGCAGAATGTCGGACGGGTCGAACCAGGTCGAGATCCCGTGCGACGGCAAATTCACGTAGTAGCGAACGCCCTCGCCTGGGGTTCGCACTGGAGAAACGGAGCCCCAGGGCAGCGGCAGAATTTCGCGTAGCGTGCCATTCATCCGCCAGCGCAGCAGCCCGAAGGCGTCGCCGCGCAGCAGCTGCGCCATACTCACGCCCTCCCACATCGAGGCCGCGGTGAATTGCGGGCTTGGTTGCTCGTTCAGCAGGTACCAGAGGTCGCTGCGCGGCATGCGCGCCGGGATCTCGCCGCCATCCAGGCTGTATTCATGGATCGGCATGCTGACGATCGCGCCCGCGATTTTCGCTACGCAGGCGGCCACTGCCGAGACGCGCATAGCCGAAGTTGCCGAGACAGTCGTGCCGGATGACGAAACGCCGAACGCCTCCATAACTTCAGGGCTGTACTGCGTCTGATTCGATACCTTTCCATACGAGGGATCTGGCAAAGCCTGTCGCCAGTGCGCAGTTGCCTCCAGCGCGTCGAATAGTTCCATAGGGTTCCTTATAGGACTACGAAGCCCTGGGTAATTTCGCCGGTCGTCGCGACGGGGTTCAGCGCCATCAGCGAGACCGCGTTGAACAGCGCCATCAGAGGGTCGATTTTTCCGGAGCCGCTGGCCTGCTTCGTGATGATGATGGCGTTTCCACGCGGTTCGATCTTGGCGTTGCTGACGCACCAATTCATCATCGCCTGGCCGCCGTGTAGTAACACCCCTTCAGCCAACCTTCGCTCGGTCAGGCTGATCGGGCCACTCAGCTTCCAACCCTGGGGAACACCGAAGCATTTCTTCTCTTCGATGCCGGCGTCGACTAGCGCCTGAAACATGACCTTGTGGGTCTTCTCTGGGTCCAAGCCGACGGAGGCCAGGAGTCCTGACTCGTTGACTTCCTTGACGACCGCAGCGACCTCGGCGACATCGCCTGGCAGCTCTTCGATGATGACCAGATCGCCCTGCTGCTGAAAGTCTCGGTACCGGCTCTCTTCGCTCTTGCGTCGATCGATTGCGATCGGATGCGCCCAGGCGCGAGTCCAAGCAAGCCACTTGTTTGTTCCGCGCTCGCGACCCACGACGGCCAGGCCGAGCAAGTCATCCAGTCCGCCGCCATCAATACCGACGGTGATGACCTCAGATCGAACCAACAGCTCGTGCAATGTCAGGCCAGGCACCTTTGCCTGGCGCTCCCAGAAGTCGGCGCCAGCCCAGCGGTCGGACCGCAGGTTCATGCCGATTTCGACGTTCAGGTGCTTTGCCAGAAACTGCTGGAAGGTGCCATCCGTGCGGTGCTGCAGCTTCCGGAGTTGGTCCTCCAGCCACTCGGCGCTCACCGAGCGGCCGATATTAGGGTTAGTGATGTAATACGTTGACGAGTCGAGGTAGGCCTTTGCCGCGACCATCGCTGCCGGGTATTCGTACAGGACGCCCAGCGACTTCGGATCCGACACTTTCGCGTCCCGCACGTCGCGGAAATAGTTCAGCTTGTCCTTGTAGACGCCGGCCGGCGGCTCGTCGCTCTGTGTCGTCAGGTAGATGACCCAGCCCTCGTCGCGCGACACCTGGCCCCCCAGCGCTTCCATAAACATAGCCTCGGCACCAGCGCGCTTGCCGAACAGCCAATGTTCGTCGACCAGGACCTTGCCTGACTTCTTCCCTGAAACCGTGTCGGTGTCCGCCGCCACGACCTTCAGCGATGCCCGCGACACCCGGTGCGTGATCGTGCGCACATGGTCCTGCACATGGAACAGGGCCAAAAGCTCGTCGTCGGCGCGAACCATCGCGGCCGCTGGCTTGAAGCTGTTGTCCGCCACCTCCTTAGTCGGCGCCAGGATGAGGTGTTCCTCCTCGTCGCGCCAGCACAGGATGACAGCGGTCAGCATGATGCCTGCCGCAATTGTCGATTTTGTATTCTTTTTCGATATGAGCAGGTAGTACTCGCGGATCATCTGTCGGCCGGTTTCCGCGTCGTAGCCGCCGAAGATGGCTGCAACGAAGTCGAAAACCCACTGCTCGCTACACTCACCGAAGGTCGGCTTGCCAGGCAGGTCGACCACCTTCAATTCCTTGAAGATTGCCAGCGCTTGCTCGGCCTGCTCAGGGAAGATTGGCGGCGGGATGATCGACAGTTTGGCTTTCAGCCTGTCTTCCCAATCCGGACAGGCGGTGGACCATTCCATGTTGTCATCCTTACTTCACGGCTTTGAGCTTCGGTGCTGCTGCTGCCGCAAATCGGCTCGCGACCTTCTTGGCCTCCTCGGTCTGCTGATCCTTCTTTCCACCCTCACCCAATTTCGTGTGCGTAAAGGGCATCAATGCCTTGGCAGCATCGACCCGCAGCTTAGGATCGAGCGCACCGTCGTTCATCGCGGCCAGGAGAAAGGCTTTAGGATCGGAGTGCATCAGCGCCGAACTGATGTCGAAGGTGGGAACTTGGGGCAGCGGAGGCGGCTCAAATTTTCCGGCCACCGGCGCTTCTTTTTTGTGCGTATCGAGATAGGCGGCGACGTCCTTGTCTTTAACAAGTCGGGCGCCGGCTTGCGCAGCGGTCGCCGCGCTGTAGCCGGCCCGAATTGCCGCTTCCTTATTTGAGAACCCGGCCAAAACGGCATCGGCGAAGGCTCGCTTTTTGCCTGTTAAAGCCATTAACAATTTCCTCCAGGGGGACTTTTTTCTGCGCGTGAGTTGCTAGTCGGTGTCCAAGGGATGAGAGTTGCAGAGATGCAACACCCCCTCCCCTTTGCCACCGCCGGCCGTCAGGCACGAGGCCAGGGCCGTGTCGGCTCGATGTGTGGCGACTGCGGTACGCTGTCGCGGCCATCGCGCAGACCTTGCTCGTATGCGTCTCGCGGGCAGGCTTGCACGATGCGGTGCGCGTGCTTGATGCTGAAGTACGCTGCGCGAAGCAGCGCGGCCAGCACGTTCAATCCCAGAGGCAGACATACTGCATCGCCGGTTTGCCAGCGGGTCCACGCCACGCCGTAGAAGCGCGGGATGATGTCGCCGCTCGTGACCGTTTTCAGCATTGCGTTTCTCCGATACTTCATCGCGGGCCGGCGGTCGGCAGCGCAGAGTGGGTTATGGCACAGCATTTCTCCGACCAGCCAATACCTACGGCTCGATGTGCTGCCGCATCGGCGGCAACTGTTACCGCAACCTTCACGGACGTACCGAGTGAGCGGTGGCGGTGGCGGCGGTGGCACCGCTGGAGTGCTCATCCTCGCGCTCTCTCGGCCGCCTCGCTCGCCGTCTTGGCGTCGTGGCACGGGATGCAAAGCAATTCCTTGTTGTCGTCTTCGTCGCTACCGCCCTTCCACAGCGCAATGATGTGGTCGACCGCGGCGCCCAGCGTTGTCTTGCCCTGGCGTTTGCATTCCTGGCACAGCCCGCAGTCACGCGCACGGATACGCTCTCGGTCGCGCACACCGGCCGATCCACGCTTGCGCTCGACGACCTCGGGCCGTCGGGTGGGCAGCATGTTCACGCGACTCGCCGCAGCCGCCAGGCTGGTTCGCAGCTGCTGCAGCTTCACATCGGCTCCATGACCACGCCTCGATCCACGATTACGTCGATCATGTGGTCGACCTGGCTTGGGAACACGTGGCCCAGCAAGAACACGGCGGCGAGTGCAGGCTTGAACCACCAGGCGAAGCGCGGCTTGAATGTGAGGGAGATGGTCGCCATCAGCTGGCCTTCCATGGTTCGTGCGCCTCGGATATGTCGGGCGCAACCGGCGCTGGCTTCGACTTGAAGATGTCACGCAGGATCTGCTTGACGTTCTCGGGCACGCCGCGCGCCATGTCGACAAACGACATGCCAGCGCGACCGTGCCCCTTAGCGCGCAGGATGATCTGTGCTTCCTCGCATTCCGCCAAGTGCTCGGCGATCTGGTTCAGCCGGGTCAGGTTGTGAGTCTTCGCCGGATGCGGGTTGCCTCCCAGGACGGCGCGCAGGATCTCGGCCCGGTACTTGAGGGCGATGTCGTTCATGCTGCGCCTCGCGCGTAATCGATGACCGCCTGCTCGCCAGCACCTGGACAATGAATCGCAGCCACATCACTTCTGCCTCGACGCTCATGCTACTTCTCCCCGAAGCCGGGGACGTCGCTCACGGACTCGGTGAAGAACGAAATGAGCCAAGCCAGCGCCAGAATAGCGACCAGGGTCCAGAGCACGCCGAACGCCCAGCCCGGTGCGTCCACGCGATCCAGCAGCAGCCAGAACACGATGGCAATACCAACGGGCGAACGGGTCTGGAGCGACGACGACTTGATGACAACCTTGCGCTTCATTCGATACCTCGGAAAAGAAAAGCCGCCGACGCATTGCTGCGACAGGCGGCGAAGTCCACGGATCGGCCGGGGCTGGAGACACTGGAGCGGGCGGCCGGAATCGAACCGGCGGCATCGAACTTGGAAGGATCGCGCTCTACCATCTGAGCTACGCCCGCATGCTCTTTGAAAATATAAACAAAAATGCTTTCTTGACTAAGCATTTTTGTTTATAGTATCTACATCGACAACACAACAAGGAGGTGTGGTGAAGCAGAGCGAGTTTGTACGGTGGTTAGCTGATCAGGGAGCAGTAATAAAAAACGGGACCAAACACTTAAAGGTCTACCTGAACGGCAAACAGACCACTGTCCCTCGGCACCCTGGCAAAGAAATTCGAGACGATTTTGTCAAGGAAATCAAGAAGCAACTAAACATCAAGTGAGGCAAGCCCCGAGAGGGGCTTGTGGAACAACACCGCACCTCAATCCTGAATGACCGAAGCAAAAGGAATAACTATGAAATACCCTGCAACCTTCACTGCCGCCGACGAAGGCGGATTCGTCGTTACCTTCCGCGATATCCCGGAAGCGATTACACAAGGTGACGATGAAGCTGAGGCGCTCGATATGGCGGCTGATGTGCTGCTGACAGCGATGGACTTCTACATCGAGGATCGCCGCCCGGTCCCACCGCCATCAGAGGCTCTTGATGGCGAGCGCCTCATCGAGCTGCCGCCCAGCGCGTCCGCCAAGGTCCTGCTTCTCAACGAGATGCTGGCGCAGAACGTGCGACCTGCCGATCTCGCGCGCCTCATGGGGATCAAGCCTCAGGAGGTGAACCGGATCATCAACTTGGAGCACACTACGAAGATCGACACCCTCGCGAACGCCTTCAAGGCGATGGGCAAGGAGTTGACGCTCGGCGTGGCTTAATAGGTGGAGCGCCGTCCCCGCTCGGGGAGGCCTCCGTGCGAATCCCAAGGCTATCTGCCAGGTGGACCGCAAAACAAGAAAGCCCGCTGAGATGGCGGGCTTTTTTCTGGACGAGCGCCGGCTTTACTGCTGGCTGGACTGCTCGACTGCCTCGGGTGACGTTGGCGCAGAAGCGCACATTACGTGGATCGAGGGATATATGAAGACCGTAGTTTACGCCTAGTTTTTCTACTTCGCAAGAATATCAGATGTCTTGTGAACTGCGGCTGGACGCTGCCCTCCGCTTGGATCATGTTAGACCAGCTTTTCAATCGAACGAACACTGTTCTTGCGTACCAAGACGAATGTCTGGCAGGACGTCGACTCATCAGTCTTAATAACACCAATCTCAGGAGCTCCGGACTTGATAGCTGACCAGTCATAGGACTCCCAGGTTTCTTGGATGTCGCGCCAAACCACGTTAGTGATGCGGTCCCGCCCGTACCATGAGAGCAGCTCCCAACGTTCGAGGATGGTATAGCCTTGATGGTTCAGCTGGTCCAGCTTGTTAGAAAGAAGAACTTTGTAATCGCGTCGTATGGCCATATTCCCTCCGTTTTGATGAGAGAACTATACCATATAATTTATTTTGCGAGACTATAATTTGAGTTATATTTTTCTAGTAGCCACTGCATCGACCTCTCGTAGTCGTAAGGTCATGCAGCGCGCCGCAGCTTGGCACTGGCACGCGCGCTGTGCGCTTGGAACAACCCTTCCAGCTCGCTGACCATATCGAGCACCTTCTCGCGCTCGAGCGCGCCGCCCTGGACTGGCTCGCGGCCGGTGCCGCTGCATTGAGTGCATGCGCGGCTCTCGACGATCTTCGTGCCGTTGCAGCATGAGCACTCGCCGCCCAGCCAGTGCGCCAAGCTGACGCGGGCGATCTTGGCATACATGGCGTAGGCCGCCTTGATGTCCCACTCAGCCCTGATGTTCATCCACTTGCGGTCGAAGCCCTTGCGCGCCACCTCGCCAGTCCAGACGCGCAGCAGCACGGCCAGCTCGCGCGCGGCACTCTCGACCGACTGGCGTGGCACGCCGGCGATGTGCGCGCGCAACAGCATCGAGCCGAACAGCTCGCCCGAGCCGCCCGAAAGGTCGGCCAGCGCCGCGGCGACGAGCGGCTCCGTCTGATGGTGCTGATCGTCGTCCTGCAGATTGGAAGTGCTCAGTGCGTTCAGGTAGCGTTCGGCGAACATCGGTTTCTCCGTGGAATTTCTGTGAGAGTACCAGCCTACTTGACCAGATGTGGCATGCACGAGATTTTCCAAATTGCAAGTCCCGCACATGCCGCCTGCCGCCCTGTCCAGTGCCAGCAACAGCATGCCGCGGACCCAAGCCTATCACTGTTCAAGGTAGCAAAAGACCGATGGGCAACCAGATATTTTGCTAGAATCATAACCAAAACATTGGTTAAAAATTCTCCCGTCAACTAAGCAGCAATGAAGCATTTGGAACTTATTCAGCAATGAACACTCAAGCGAAGCGTCCTTCAAAAAAACTCAGAATCGCTTGGTGGAACTGTTTCGACTTCTATCATTACGACCCCGGTCAAGTCCTCAGTTCAAAGGGTCAGTCCTCAAGATGGCCGTCGACACTATTGGAATATCAGGAAAAATTGACACGAATTAGTGACGCTCTTCTCGAAGCTTTCACTATTGTGGGGGAAATTGACGTTCTTTGCATGTGCGAGCTCACAAGATCGGCGGCGGTTGACTTAGGAAAAAGAATCCTACCAAATCACACCGTAGCTTCTCTAGATGTCCTAGGAAAAGACTTGCATATCGCGATGTTTTTTCCAAAGAATGACGGATTTTTTGAATTCCAGGAATCTATGCCCATCATCGTGCCCAACCTATCTAAAGATTCACGATCCATGGGGGTTCTCGACATAAAATACGAATCAAAGGTTATTCGGATAATATCATGTCATTGGACTGCAAGAATGAACAAGGGGTCGGAGACACTACGCGAGCGAGCGGGGGATCATCTTGGAATGTATTGTTATGACTTCATCGATAAAGACAGTAAGAACCACCATGTTCTGATTCTAGGTGATTTTAATGATGAGCCGTTTAACACAAGCTTAGAAAGACTCAACACCCATCGACACCGGACTCGTGCCATATCTCCAATGCACTGGGCCGACCATTATGTGAAGCGCTTGCATTTGTACAATACCTCCTGGAGGTTAATGGGCGAGAAGCACGGACACATGATAGACATTAGAAGAAGTGATTTTAAAGACGCGGCAGGCACGTATTACAGTGAAGTCGAAAAAAAATGGTTTCATCTCGACCATCTGATCGTTAGCGGAAATCTTTTAAAAGGTAGTGCGCCATATGTAGATGAGGATGAAATACACATCATCTCTAGCGAGAAGTTTTTGACTAACGGACTCCCAATAAAATTTCACAAAGTTAAAACAGGATACTCAGGCTTGTCTGACCATCTTCCAATAACTGCAACAATTTCGATTTAAGGATATATCATGGACTTTGAATTTGCTCTCCGCCGCTCGCTCAGTAGCGTGAATGAAGGGTATCAAAAAGCACGAGACGATTTGAATGAAATAATTGCCTCTCTAGCTCAAGCCGTATCAACGATTGCTGGCGAGCGATTTTCGATAGGGTTAGAGGAAATTTCATCTGATATGAAAGGCACAAGCTTCCGGGTGTTTCTTGACACTAACATGACCGATCTGGATGCCGAAATCGTAGACATAGCCTATCTGCGGATAACCGCCAGAGGCTACCCTATCCAACGTGGTCCTGTTGCAAAAGGCACAAAAACAATTTTTCCCGAGTCAGAGATCCCGAGCAAGTACGAACTGGCCCGCTACTTCCTCGATATGATCGAGAACTCCGACTCGGCATTAGTGCAAGCGATTGGCTTCGCGTTGAGGCGTTCCAACTGATTTCAAATTGGAATTCAGAAACTTTAAACCTCCAGCTGCCACCGTCTTCCACTGCTCGAACCGTTACCGCAAGGAAACGGATTGGATACACTTCTGCAGCAACCTTGATTTTGACTCGCGCGTCGTCTTGCCAGAATCCCTTCACCTCGTGCTCGCCGGCGAAGCGTCGGCCAGCATAATGGCGAAGTCTGGGGTATAGACGATATTGTCGGCCAGCCGCAGCCTAATCCTCATCGAACCGGAACCAACCTATCACGCCGGCGTAAGGATGACCATCGAAGGGGGTGGCGCGGGCTTTTCAGGATTACACAAATACAACTCGACTGTTGGAAAGTTGTAAGGAATAATGCCATGCCCCAATTATAAGCAAATCCTTTTCCATCGACTCGACTAGACCCCTACATGAGACATAATTTCGCAACACTTCTAACCGTCGCTGCTTGCAGCATCTCTTTCTCGCTACCAGCATCTGCTGCAACTGACCCCGAAATTTGCGAGATTCGCGCGGCAATACTCGGGTCTGTGGCGCAGGAGCGGGATAAGGGTGTGAGCAAGGAAAAGGTGAAAAAAATGTTCCAGACGAAGTTTGGTAAGCGGTTCGCCGGCTTCGCCAGCTACGTCGATCTCGTCTACGATCAAATGAAAGATATGAGCCCTAACGAAGTCGCTGCCTTCACGAAGTTTGCTTGCGCGAGGGAATAAGGGTCGCGTGCCGCGCTCGACTTAAAACTGCTCGACTGCCCAGCCGCCCCCGTCTCTCTTCGGTTTCACCCGTACTGCCACAAACCGCATCGGGAACAGGTCGGCGGCGATCTTAATCTTTGCCCGGGCGTCGTCCTGCCAGAAGCCTTTTACCTCATGCATCTCTAGGGTGCCGTCGGCCAGCATGACAGCGAAGTCCGGCGTGTAGAACGTGTTATCGGCCAGCCGCAGCTTAATCCCCTCGAACTTGAACCAGGCCACCTCGCCGGCGTGGCGCCGGGCGTCCAGCGTGGCCGCGTAGGCTGCCTCGGTCTTGTTCATCGTGCCGGTCTTGAGCCGGCCCAGCGCCTGGAGCGCGCGTTGGCTACTCATCGGTGAACCTCGTGCGAATCGTTCATTTCATCCTTTCGTTCTGGGTTGTGCTGCATCGTTTTTCTGTTCCTCCGCCCGGCGCTTCTCGACCCAGGCATTGCGATCGGCAAGGTTCGCCGGAGCGACGTACCGCTCGCACGCTGCCCTGCTCCAAGGCAGGAATGGCTTGATCACGTCTACCCGGCCGGCGGCCCGGCCATCGCAGCGCCCTACCCCGACCTTCGCGTGCTCGGGGTATTCCTTCATCTTGAAGTGGCCGCACAGGGCGCAGATCTGCTCGCTCAAGCGGCCCTCGCCGGCGGCGGGTCACGGCGCACCAAGTCCCTCAGGGCGCCTATCCCCTCCGGCTTGCGTGCGCGCTGCTCGGGCTGGGCCCGCGCCGGCGGCGTCGCGGCTGGCCGAATCGGCGACACGGATGCCGGCGGCGACAAAGACGGATCCAAAGCCAGCTCGATCCGCGCCTTGAACTGACCCATGTATTCGCCCGACCGCGGCGACAGGCCCAGCTCAGCGCCCTTGGCCAGGATGGTGGCGTCGGTTGCCCACCAGTTGCCGCCGGTTGGCTTCTTCTGCCCCTCCGGCGGCGTCCAGTCGGCCAGGTAGAACTCGCTCGGCCCGAAGAACGTCGCCGACTGCTTGACGAAAACCGGCTCGATCTTCATCGCCTTGACGTAGGCGGCGTATGCCTGCGCGCCGGTGAGCAGCTCCGGCACCGTCGCACCGGCAGCCAGCCGGGCGGCCCATGCCTTGTGCGCCGCCTTCTTGCTGTCACCCGGGCGCTGCGGGTAGACCTCCCAAACCGCTTCGAAGTCGGCCGGATAGTCGTTGCGCCTCACCTTCGCCGGTGTGGTGCCGCCGGCGCGCAGGCGGTCCAGTTCATCCAGCAGCTCGACCACAGTCGCCGACTTCAGGTGCACGGTCGGGTTGGCGGCGGCCAAGCCACGCAATGGGGAGTAGTCACGCATGGACAGCCTCCCCGTGGCGCTGGCGCAGCACGACTTGGTGCTTTGCCCACTCACCCGCGATCCAGGTCACGCCCTTCGGAGTAAAGCGCGCGGCGTTGAACGCGTGGTTATTCTGGGCGGTGCCCGCCTTCACGCAGAAGCGTCCGGCGTCCATGTGCTGGGCGTGTGGCGTCAGCGCGCCGTTGAGGCGGTACATGATCTTCTGGTCGAGCAGGAACTCGCGGAACGCACTCTCGTTCGCGCCGAGCAGCTTGGCCACCTCCCGGAAGCCCTTGGTGCCGGTGGAGTCCGCATACCGCTCGACGAACTCTACGGCCGGCGCTGCGGCGGCAAGTTGGGCGGCCTGAGCATCGATCAACTCCTGCTGCTCTGCTGCCAGGCGCAGCGCCGCCGCGAACGACTGCGGCACGGCCGGCGCCGGCGCGGTGGCCTCCAGCTCCTGCCAGCGGTCGACCAGGCGCGCGGTGAACTCGGGCGAAAGCTGCGCCACGATCACGTACGAGTCGCGCTTGCCGACCCGGTATTGACGGATCATCTTCGGGCCGGGCCCGTCGTTTGGCACTTCCTCAAGTTGAGGGAGTGCGATCGTGCCGCGCGCCAGCAGGCTTTCGATCGTGCGCAGCACATTGTCGTGCCGCTTCTCGACCAGGTCGGCGATCTCGCGGCTCGACATCGTGACGTCGGCGCCGCCGGTGCTTTGCAGTGTCAGCATGCTTCCCATGTCGTTTCCTTTCTATCTGTGGCGCCTCGTCAGGCGGCCTGGTCGCAAAGGCCGTAGGACGACGAGCAACCCGTCGACTCTTCCAAGTCGTGCAGCAGCGAGAACTGCTTGCCGCCGCGCGTGGTCTGCGCCCACTTGACGACCTGCCAGACCTCGTTGCGCGTGAAGATGCGTGCTGCGCGCTCGCCGGTCTGATTGTCGACCTTGTGGAAGAATGTGCTGTAGCCGCGCTTGCTGGCCATTGACACGATGCGCTCCCAGTCGCTGATGCGCACCAGGTGGTGGCGCCGGCGCAGGTTCGTCTGGCGGATCTCCTCCTTCTTCGAGTTGATGCACGGTGCGCAGCCGACGCGATCGCAGCCTTCCAAGTACAACGGGTTCGGCGCCCGGCCACGCGCGGCGCAGTAGGTAAAGGCCTCGGGCTTGGTCCAGTCGACGATCGGGCGGTAGATGTACATGCTGCCACCCAGCGCCTCGAACTTTGGCGCATCCTTCCGCGCCTCGGACTCGTCGCGCCGCACGCCCTGCCAGCTGACCACCGTGTAGCCTTGCTCGACCAGGCCCAGCTGGAACTCGACAGCCATGTTGCGCTTCAGTTCCTCGGTGCAGAACTGGGCCTTCCGCGATGGAAATCGACCCTTCCAGATGCACAGATCGAGAAATGCATTGCCGGTCGGGTGCAGGACGCTCAAGGCACGGCGCTTTGCCTTGTTCGACCAGCGCTTGGGGCGGCCGCCGCCAACCTTGACGGTCTTTTGGATTGACTTACCCTTCTTCATGACGATGTTGCCGAAGCCGTCGCGCTTCAAGACTGGCGTCTTGCCGTCGGCCTCGAACACCGGCTTCGTGTCGTACTCGCGGCCGATGCGCACGTCGCGCGCCACGAACCAGCGCTTGGCGGCAATCTCCTGGGTAAAGTCCGCCTTCAGGCGGTGGATGGGCACGCCTATCTCGCGCTCGAGGTAGTCGAGGTGGTCGTAGACGGCCTGGTCCTCGTTGTCGGTATCGCAGAAGATGCCGATAACGCGCTGAGCGCCGAAGCGTTCGACGGCCAGCTCTAACGTGGCCTGGCTGTCGATGCCGCTTGATACCGATGCGACGTGGATGATGCTCATACGGTCTCCAATTCTTTTAGCGCCAGCGTGCGTCGCGCCCTGATCATTTCAATGCACTCGGCCAGCAGCGCGAGCTGGGCGCCGTAGCGCTCCTCGAATCGCGCCTTGTACGGGTGGACCGCGATGAGGGTCGGGTTCGGGCCGGCGCCGTCCTGGTGGTGGCCCGCACACAGTGGCAGGACCAGTAGATGCGCACCCGGCTTCGTACGGCCGTCGATGTGGTGCACGCTCACGTCCGGGTTGTGCGAGCCGACCTTCCGGCAGGCGATGCAACCCAGGGCGGCGATCGCGCTCATGAATCGCTCTTCGTCGGCCGTCGGCGGGCTGCCCCTCATACCACGCGATGCGATCGGCTTGCGCAACTTCGGTTCACGAGTCCGGGCCTGGGCCTGAACCGCGGCGACGCGTAGTAGTCCAGCGCCGGCGGCCGGCGGCTTGAAGCTCGCGCCGCGCGCCATCGGCACCTTGCGCGCAAGCGGCTTCTTCTGCTTGATAGGTGAGCGGCGCATCATGCTACGATCACCTTTTTCAAAACAAAGGCCGCCCAATGCATATCGAATTTCCAATCCGCTCGGTCCCAGATGGCAAGGATTGGGGTATTGCCTTTCCCGTTCTGGTCGATGGCGAACAGCGTCGATGCTTCATCGAAGATGATGCGATCCAAGATCTCTTTCATGCAC